AGGCCAGCACCGTCAGCAATTGACTGCAGAACGTTGAAGTCGTACTTGCGCTTCAAAGAGAATGCACCTGAAGAAGTAGCCAGTGCCTCAAAGTTAACATGAGACTGACGCTCTTCGATGTCATCGATCTTGAACGCAAATGCGTTTGCTTGGTCAACAACCATAGTTGTTTGATCGTCAGCCAAGTCTTGTGGGTTAACCACAGAACCGCGTGTGTATGCGCTCACTGTGATTGTAGGTTCTTTAATGATACGTACTGTATCGCCAAAGTTCTCAATTTCCCCCGCGTAATCGGTATTCGTGATGTCTTCAGCAACCGAAGCGCGACGGAAAAATTTGAGGACTTTTTGGCTAAAGATTTCCGGTGTAAAGTTACCGGAAGGCAGGTTATTGTAACCCGCAGCGCGATTAAAAGCCATCTGCTTTTCCTTCCATTTTGAGGTTTATGTTATGCGTTGTAATCGATTCGCCCTTCAGACCGTGCCGCGTCTAATTCGCTTTCTAGCTTTTCAAACTCGTGCGGTTTCATTCGGGCAATTTGTGAGACTTTCCAAATCTTTTTATCTCCAGTAGCTTCAGACGAAATATCTTTTGCTTTAGGTGATCGAATTACGGCTGCTGCCGCTTCATTCGATTTGGTTCGTCTCTTTGTTGAGATACCTTGATCTGCTTTGTACAAATCTAGGACTCGCGAGGCCCAACGAGCATCAGTATTATTTTTGTAAATACCGTCGGAAATACTTTCCGGCTGTTCGTCTAACCAAGCTAAGAACGCTTCATCCGCTTTGATTTCGTTAAAATCTGGATGATTGTTCATGAGTTCGCGATATGCGCTTTGAACCTTGAGTTCCTTTTCACGTTCTCGAATAACTTCGATTTCTTGTTCCAAGCCTGAAGCCCGTTCTTGTGCCTTCAAAGTTGCAATTGTTTCTACAACATCGAACACGTCTGGGTATTCTTGCTTGAACCTTTCGAGTTCTTCTGGTGATTTTGGCAGAGTAATGTTTTGGCTTGCGGCTGCAGACTGCATAGCCTGTTCCATCTCTTTTTCACGCTGCTTGAAGGCTTGTACCTTTTCGTCGTAGTGACGTTTGAGATCGTCGTAACGTTTTTTGTAGTCGTGGTCCCTTTCTTCGGACCCTTGTACAAAGGATGTTGCTTCTTTCTCTTCTGGTTCTTCTTGCTGCGCTTCTACTTCAACGTTGTCATCATCGTCTTCGTATACCTCATCCCGGTATTTTCCACGATATAGACCTTCGTCGTTGACTGTTCCAAAGGAATCATTGGGTTTGTTTGCGCGGTGTCCGCGTACTTTTTGTTTTGCCATTGTTTTACCTCATGTTGCGGGGCCACATGGCTGTGGGTAGCCGCTCCGGTTGTGTCAGGGCCGCGTTAAGTGCGGGTAGCTGACGGATCTTTTTACGGAAGTTCTGGTGCTGCGAACGTGCGGTAAAACTCATGTCCGCCCAGTTCCGTAGAAAACTCTAATTTTTTTGATTCGCGCATCCACTGGCTGGGAGCGTCTTTACGTGTATAAAATAATGTATTCGCTGGAAGTCGCTGTACGCCTTCCGTTTCAGGATCAAGGACATTTTGTGCCGCTGCTGCAGCTTTTGCAAGACCCTTATCTGCAAGACCCTCTTTTACCTCAACTGCTCTATCGTAAAAAGTGGTTGGCTCTAAGCCTGAAAACTGAAACGACTTGTTTTTTGCAATTTGTTTTAATAGAACATCGTCTAGAGTTTTTAAATTTTTAAAATCATAGTAGTCAGAATCCATACGATTTTTAACTACTTCACCTATTGCTTCCATGCTTTCGATAGGATCGGTCGTAGACTGGGTTTCAGTTAGGAACAACACAGTTAACTTGTCTTCTGGAGATAAGCTTCTAATGAACTGTTTGATCTGTCCGCGTTGTGGTTTACGGTTTGCAAATTTGGATAGCTTTGCCTTCAGTTCGTCGGATACAGGAAGGTACTCTTCCATGTCGATGTCTTCACCTACGTCACCAAGTTCCATACCTTGATCAGCCAAGAAGCCGCCGCCCAGTGCTGCGCCAATCTTTTCGCCGTACTTGGCTTGACGACGTTTAACTTCGGGCTTGCCTTCATCGTTAATCTTGTCTAAGAAACCTTTACCGTACTTTTTTTCGATGGTTGCTACAACTTCTGGTTCGATTAGGCGTTCACCGTCGGATAGCGCAACGTCTACCATGCTTGTCTTGCCGCCCTTTTTCATCTTGGTTCGTTTGGTTGCTTCTCCTACAACCTTATCCAGCATCTTTTTGTTTTTTTCATTTGCTGGTTGATTGACTACAAACGAACCGGCTTTGACTGAGGTGTAGCGGTTGTCAGCGATAGACATGTCGTCGGATACCGAATTTGGATCTTTGTTGACGAAACCTTCGGTAACAGCCGTGCCGCCGTTTTGCATACCGACACGGCCTCCTACTGCATGGCCCAAAGCTCCGTAGCCCCCGCCTGTGTCAGCTTCGCTACCGTCCGCAGCACCGCCTCCTGTATGTCCGCCATCGTCATCGTCGCGGCCCATGTCTCCGGGACCAGACATGCCGCTGTTTGAACCCATCGAGGTGCTTCCCATGCTTCCGGTGGGTCCTGAAGATGAATTGTTGGATGTATTATCGGAAGCATTATTAGAAGAATTATCACCTATAGAAGTTGGACCAATTCCGGGGGGTTGATCATAACTACTGGTTGGTGTCACATCTAATTCATCGTCAAAAAAGGCTGTGTCACTCTTTGTACCTAAGACATCCGCAGCATCGGTATAACCAAATCCCGGATCAAAATCTACATCGGACGGTCCGTACCCTGCCCACGGGGAATTCGAACCTGTCACAAAATTACCGCTCCCGCTTGTAACGGGTGTCTTTATCATACCCGCTCCGTATGGGTTCTGGGTGTAAGAATAAACTACTCCTTCACTTGCCAAACTTCCCATACCGACGTTTGCACCTTCTACTGCTCCGTAACTAGCAATATTATAGGCCGCTGTTATATCAGGAATAACATCTAAGTTACTATAATCAACTGCTGCTAGTGCATCGATGATGTTTTGTTGATGTTGGGCTGCGGTTAGGCCGGGAGGCACATTATCAACCATGCCAGACATTACCGGACCAAAGCCTAATTCAGACAACATACCGGGAGAGTATCCAACCATCTGGTTGTCTAACAAACCTACGCCATATCCCGGAGTACCCTTTTTTGCTTCTTCAAATATTTTTTCTAAATTAGCTTGGCTCAACGCACCACCAACTGCAGAAAGAAGCCCTATAGGCCCCAGTGCCGGACCCATTATTTTAGGAAGTCCTGTTGCTCTTTGTGTTCCCGTAAGAGGGTTGAGTTTAGTCGGGACATCCATAACCTGTTTAATTCTGTCTGATAACCAAGCCTCTATACCAGTTAGCGTTGATTCTTGTCCTACACCAGAGAGTTGAGATGAGGTTGTACTGCCTTCTCCTTCTGATTCTTCAGAAGCTAAACCTACCGCCTGTGCTGCACTACGAACAACACCATACGGTGTCCAAGAACGAGACATATCATCTTCAAAAGGTGACGGAACCTCGCTGGCTTTGCCGATAGCAAATTCTGCAGCAGCAGCACCTAACGTGTTTTCAAGGTATTGTTGTAGTATACTCATTGGTTATTTGAGTCCTTTGCGGTTATAAAAGCTTCATAATCAGCCTTTAATCCTTTAAGCATTTCCAGTGAAGTTATCTTCCCCTGCAACCGGAACACTTCCAGTTCCGATCTGGCCCCCACCAACGCCCGAAGCGTCATTTGGATTTGCTCCTGCAGGTACGTCTCCAGACTGTCCCATGCTTCCTTGTTGGTTACTAGGCTGCTGACCTTCCGGGCCTGTTCCTTGTTGAGCATTCTGTGCCAATCCTTTCAACATCTCTGCAAAAATTTGAGCCTCGTTTACGTCATTAACCAAACTATCGGGATCGATATCTTGAGCGATAGCAAGTTCACGCATGAGGTTAGGTATTTTAATAAACGGTGCTAACATAGGGTTAGATACCGTTTGAAGCAGGGTTGTTAGTCTTTGGCTGCGAACTTCTTTTTGCATAACTGCAGCTACGCCGCGAGGTTTGATCTCTAGGTCACCTTCGATATCGGGAGCATCCTCATTAAATTGCATGTTCCACTGGAAGTATGCCTCACCTAGCGGCTTGAGTAGTGCATCATCTATGTTTTTGATTACCGTCTTGAGAGATAGGCTTGCACCACCAAGAAGCATAGATAGTCCAGATGCGGTTCGGCCTGTTCCGGCTACCCCAGTTTGACCGTGCATAATCGACGGAAGGCCCGTCTCTTCGTCTGCAAGTTGACGACTAATCTGATACATCTGAATATTTTCAGGTGCGGTGTTAGGAAACTTTAGTCCGTTAACTGCGGTTCCTGTTACGCCGGACTGACGACGGAATATCTTTCCGGGGAAAATATCCATATTCTGTCCGGGAACCAAGCTTGCTTCGTCTACATCGAATACCAAGTTACCAGCAAGAGCGAGGTTATCGATTGCCATCCGAACGTGACCGTTCATCAGCATCTGTGCATCTTCCATGTTCTCTGCTACGCCAACACCCCACATCTGATAGGGGTTGATTTCGTAGGGAAAAACACTAAAGGGTATACGGGCAGGGGTGAACGGGTTTAAGACACAACGAAGAATAGCATCACCGCAAATCCAAACATTGACTTGAATCTGATCCATTGGCCCCATGTTATTTGGGACATCCATACCAGCTTCATTTGCCATCTTTGCATCTAGAACGCCCCAGTATTCAAGAACTTCAAAACGATTTTCTTGATAGTACGCTTCTGTTTCGTCCTCACGGATGGTATCTTCGTAGTACTTATCTACATAGTTTGATCCCTTTGCAATAGCATCTTCAATTGCATCTTTGTAGAAATACGGATGATTCAACAAGCCTCTGAGTTGCTGGCGATTCATTCGATGTCTTTGGATCACATATTCACAATCTTCTATGCTCGTTGCGGAAGGATCTGGATGAAAATCCCAGACTGAAACGTGTTCGATACGAGGAACAATTTTTTCGTACGGGGTGTACGATCTTTCTCCCTCTTCGTCGCGCTTCCACTGATGTACTCGCTTGTAAAAGTTAAATGGTCCTTTTACAATACCCGTCCCTAACAAAGCAGATTCAAAAACAGCACTTCGGAATACGTTTACTGCGCTCGTATCTAAAAGCTGATCATGAA